TGGATCTCTGTTTTCGTTTGATGGAGAAACGCTGGTAGAGAATGGTTTCTATGAGTTCCCGTCGATCCGTAGCCTTGTGGCTATCCCAACGAACTCTGCATCTCGGTTAACCGCATCAAAAACGTACAACTATTCGTTTACGTATGAGTTTATAGATTCCTTCAACAACATTCATGAGTCGGTGACTACGCCTCTGCGACAGATTGACACCACTGCAAGTCTTACCGCCGTCTGTGCTCGTGTTTATGCGTGTGATGCAACCCTCAAGCGTGGTAGCGTCAGAGTGACCATGTACCGAAGCACTCCTGCTGGTGATGGTCCTTTGATTAAAAAGGTGAAAACAGCCGTTCTTGATGCGTCGCAAAGACACTTTACGTTTCTCGACTTCGGTGAAGACCAAGAAGAATTTGATAGAGCTCCGGTCATCTACACCACGGGTGGAGTGCTCGATAACAATCAGCCTGGGTCAATCACAGATATCGTGGAGCACAAAGGCAGAGTCTTTCTCGCTACAACAACTGAATTCATTCGATTCTCAAAGCCCTTGCAGCAGGCGTTTGCGCCAGGGTTTCCTGTCCCTGCCTTTGTCATCGATGTCCCTGGTGATTCATCAAGCGTGACGGGTATCGAATCTAACGTGAATTTTCTCACGGTGTTTACCAGAGACTCTCTCTTTGCTGTTTCAGGAGAGGGGCCTAACGCGGTGGGTCAAGGAGTGTTCAGCCAACCCTCCATCTTGGCAAATGGTCAGGGAGCACTACCCGGCAGCCCTCACTTGTCGCATGCTTTTGGTACATTCTATATCGCTGACCGAGGGGTGTATATCGTCACTCCAAATGGCCAAGTTCAATATGTCGGAGCCCCTGTTGAAGATCTCGTCGATGCAAACACCATTAAGCAGATTACAGTCTTTGATCATGTAAATGAAATTCGCTTTTTAGCAGACGACGGAACTTCTGACGCGGCGTGTTATGTCTACAATACATTCTTTAAGCAGTGGTATCGATGGTCGATTAAGAGCGCCGATGATCCGGTTGATCAAATAAACTACTCAGCGACAGGTGGAAGTGCGGACGACACTCATTACGTGCTCCTCAAGAGCGGTCAGATACGTCGTCAATCAAGCACCCTGTACCAAGACAACTCTGTTAGCTACGATATGGTTGTAACCTTCCGACCTATAGCTGCAAATGGCTTACAGGGAGTTCAGAGGATTTACCGCGTGATGTTCTTGTATGACCACAAGACAACCAGCAGTGGCTCAATGGCGTTTGCTTTTGATTACGACTCTAGTTTTACCGAGACACATAATGTCTCAGAGTTCTTGTCGACCATACCAAACAATATCCGTGCTCATTTAAGCAATCAGAAGTGCAGAGCATTCAAGGCTAAGATGACTGTGACATCTACAGGCGAAGGCATCATCTTGAATGGTCTCGCTATAGAGGTAGGGGCGAAACCAGGAACATTCAAACTACCAGCAACTCAAACTGTGGCACCAACTTAAGAGGCAACTATGGATCCAGAAGCACAACTCATTGCAGCGCAGGCTGCTGAAGAACTGGCAAGACAGCAGGCGACAGGTCCAGTTGATGAGATTCAGCGTGGTCGTATGGCGCAACAGATTCTTCAAGGCGCAGGACAGCAGGCTCAGGCAAGAGAAGCACAACAGCAGCAGGGTAAGTTTGCAAGAGGAAGGCGAGTCGGTGACACTATCGCCGCTGCTCAAAATCAAGCTGATGTAGACAAGTTTAGGCGGCAGACTGACCGTCTATCAAGAGCCGGGCAAGCGGTTGTTGGAGCGGGTAGCGCAGCGTTTGGAATGTATGCAGATGAATTAGCCAAGCAAGAGGCATTGCAAAAAAACTTGGCACTGGCTGAACAAGAGGGCGGTATTGAAGGAGCTATTAAATTCTTAAATCAAAACCCTGAGTTTAATCCTGGGGAGGATACGCTTCAACGATTGTACGCTGGCTCTGAAATGGGACAGGGAGATGCCTTAATTGATGCCGCAATTGCAGAAATTGAAAGAGAAGAAGCTATAGAGGCGATAAAACAACGCAACGAAATAAACAGGGCGGTAAAAGCTCTAGAAGGACAGGCTGATGATTTTGTTAGAATGCAAGCCGCTAAAAAATTAGAACAAGATGTTGCTGATGATATGGCAGCAGCAGAAATGAGACGTGAAGAAAAAGCCTTAGACGCTATGAATGAGGCCATGTTGAGACGAGCGGCTGCCCCTGAAGATGTCGGCGTTTATCAACAGACCGACTTAAGCCCCATGGGGTCTCCTTCGATGTCCTTATCTGAAATTGATCCTCCTATTTATTTTGTTGCGGATAATCCTGGTTTTGAAGCAGCAAGAAATGACGCCTTCGGTGCTCGAATTGGTGGAATAGACCCTATGTTGGCTGAACAAATAAGACTTAGAAGATTCAATCGTGCGGTGGATCAACAACTGCCAATCAGAGAAGAAACTTTGGTAGATAAACTGAGATTGCTAAAAGCACTGGGGTTGTAAGATGATTTACGAAGAGCAAAGGCAGGCTATTCAGGACCGCGCTAGAGAGCAACGCCGTGGACGCATTGGAGAATCACGAGGTCGTCTTACAAGCAGGGCAGAGGATGCTGGTTTGCGTGGTCCTCAGATAGATCAATTTGTCGGCTTAGGTGAAGAGGCGCGTGGTCTTAGGTCAAGAGAACGCAGAAGTCAGGCTGCTCGCGATATTATGCAGCAGCAACGCGAACTCGCCGGTGCTCAGCGCGGCGTAGCGGCAGCGGGCAGGGGACCATTCGCAGGAGCCGGGCAGCAGGCAGCGCAAAGAGCAATTGGCGCAAGTGGCGCTCAAGCAGCGGCTCTAGCAGGAGCGGCTGATCAGGCTCGCATTAGGCAAGCCGATGAGATGATGCAAGACCTGCAAGCGCAGGGAGCCATTCAGCAGTACCAAAGAGAGCAGGCAATGAAGGCCGCCAGAGAAGAGCGCAAGGGTATGCTTGGCAGTTTTCTCGGCAGTGCTACTGGTGCTGTCCTCGGCGGCATAGCAGGTGGTCCTGCGGGTGCTGAAGCAGGCGGACAGTTTGGTGGTCAGTTTGGTCAGATGGTCTCCGATGAGGATATGAAGTCGAATGTTAAAGACGGAAATTCAAGAGCACGCAGCATGCTAGACGCTCTCTCAGCCAAAGAGTACGATATCGATGGAGAGCGCGACTACGGTGTGATGGCGCAAGATATGCCAGAGGATATGGTGTCAGAGGTTAACGGTGTGAAGACCATCCCAGAGGGCTTTGGTAAACTGCTCGCAGGTATGGCAAATCTTAATGACCGTCTCAGAAAGTTAGAGGGTAAGTAATGACGCCAGCAGAAGAAAAACTCTTAATGGAACAAGAAGAGCGTCAAAGAACTAGAGGCGCTGTTAGAAGAATGCTGGCGGCTCCTAAGACAGCCATCTCAGATGCTTTGGGCATAACAGATCCTTCAGATCGACCTAAATTAGATCCACGTCCAACAGACCTTGAAAGATTTATGGGCGGTGAGTTTGGAGTGGCCGAACAGACAGGTCAAGCCGGAATGGGCATGCGCCTTGCGGAAAATCAAAGAATTGCTGCAAGAACTGCCCCAGTGGTCAGAGCGCCGCTTTCGAGCACAGAGGTTCCCGATTTATCTGCCCTGAAAGAGGACGCTGCTGCCGAACAAAAAAAGCAAAACGAGACTCAAGACGATTTTGTAAGCAAATACTTAACGAGGTTTGAGAGAGAGGCACCTACCTTTCAGTCTTACACTCCCAGGGTATTCGGCTTGGACAAGGGAATCGCAAAGGATCGAGACCAAATTCGTGCAGATATTGAGCAAAGACGTGTCGAGATTCAAGACATGGAGGAGACCGATCGTCTTATCAAGTCTCGCGAGGAAAAGGTAAAAGCAGCAGAGAATCTTAGATCTGCCGAGAAGATGATTGAGGACTATAAGCCGACAGACCAAGGCCCTCTCTCAACAACTGGTTCAAAGGTAGCCGCCGCTATCGCTATTGTTTTAGGTGAGGCCGCCAGAGGGTTACGTCGTGGCGAAGGTCGCAATGTAGGAATGGACCTGATCAATCAGGCAATTGACCGAGAAGCCAAACGACAACAAGACGAATACAATCGACTCAAAGACCGTGCTAACTTTGCAAACAACATCTACGCAAGGGCGATTCAAGAGTTTGGAAATGCCGAGTCTGCTTTTGAGACAGCAAAAGCGGCGCTTTGGAATCGAGCTTACCAGACAGCAAGCACTCAGCTTGAGGCTCTGAGGGGTAACGCGGATGCTGACAGGTTTCTAAAAGAGGCTTTGAATAACAAAGAAATTCAAATGGCTAGAAACGTAGCAGCACAAAACAAAGCTACCGCTCAAGCTTTTGCTGCGGGCAGAGGAGGCGTTAGTGAGTCTCTTCAAGCAGCGGCAGGAAAAGCCGCGAGGAACGCAGGCGCTCTTGTTGGCGAATTTAAAGAAGCCAGAGAGATATTAAGTAAAATTGATGGACTCGAACTTCCGACGCAATTGAGATCTATCATTGCATCGGCAGATCAAGGTGGCATTTCAAACACAGCTCTTCGGGCCGTTGGAACAGCAATAGATCCAGACTTTCAAAAGCTTGTTAACTTTTACAATAGAATTAACGCTATTGCCTTTGGCCAGGCGGCAGAGGGACAAGCAGCGTCCTCTATCTCTAACAAGGACGTTGCAATTTTCCGTAACCTTCTGGCTAACCCAATCATTAGCCAAGATGAGATTACTAATTATCTAGGCTATCTTCAGGATAAAGCAAGCGCCAATACAGTTTACAATAGAGTTCTTGCATCGGGTCGAGCGAGCATCCAAGACGCTTTGGATGCCTCTGACGAGTACATGGTTGACCGCCTTGGATACACTAAAGAACCTGATGGCTCTTTCTCAAAAGGCAACTTTGATCAAAATCGCTCTGCTACATTAGCGAGCCAGTTTGGCAATCTTGAAATTAAACAGAGAGTAACTGGTCGATAATGGCAAAGAAGGCACAGGATAAACAAGTCGCTTACTTTGAGGTAGGTGGTAAACCATACGGCGTCCCACTGGACGACGAAGCCACTCTTCGTGCCTTTGTAAACGACCCTAATGCAAAACAGATTAGTCCCTATGAAGTGGATGTCCTAGTCGAAACAGCCAAGATGGAGGAGAGTCCGGTCCTTGGCAGACTTGAGTCATTGGGACGTGGTGTGGTCTCTGGCGCTACCGTGGGCCTTGGTCAACTGGCCATGGATCCTGTTGAGCTTGCAGCATCGAAAGAGGCTTTCCCAGGTGCATTCTATACGGGCGATATCGGCACTGGTATCGCAACCTCTGTTTTGTCTATGGGCAGCCTTGGCAAAGCGAGGCTTGGGATCGAGGCAGCCAAAGCAGCCGGTAAGAGCACTCTGGCCAAAGAGGTGCTGCAAGGGGCTAGAGCTCTATCCAAAGTATCACCCGCAGGTGCAGTAACTCAGGCCGCAGGTGCAGTGGCAAAAGCACCCCTCGCTCTTCAAGGGGCAAACCCTGTCTCTAGTGCAGTGCGCTCTATTACGCCATTTGTCGTTCAAGGCGCAGCAGAAGGCGCAGCGGCAGGCTTCGGTTATGGTGCAGCAGACAAGTACCTTGAGAATCCAAACGCCACCGCAGAAGATATCATGGCGGCAGGCGTCGACTCTGCGACCACGGGGACAGTGGTGGGTGCGGCGATACCGGGTAGCATTGGTGTGGTAAAAACTGTTGGTGCCGGGACGGTTAAGGGTGCCAGCAAGATTGCAAAGTCTATCTATGGCGCAGCAGCAGATAGATACGGAAAAGGTTTCTCGGACTCACTATCCAAATTCATCGCAGCAGAAACTCCAGAGGTTCAAGAGGCACTGGCTCAAGAATTACAAAAGGTAATTCAGTTTGGGCAGGGATTCGATGATCTCAACAGAAGAGTTAAGGCAGTGCAAAAGTCTGCTCAAGTTCTCAAAGAGCAGGGGTTAGAATCCAAAGAGATTCAAAAGCAACTTAAGTCCACCATCGACACCCTTAAGAAGGACATCAAAAAGCTTGATACCAAGGCTGCTTCAGATGCGAACAAAAAGCTTACTGCGCAACTAAATCAAGCAAAGATGAACTCTAAAAATGCGCTAGATGCTGGAGAGTTAGAACTGGTCAAAGAGGCGTCTGTTCCTTTACAAGAAGCCTTTAGCCAGTTTCAAAAGATTCGTAGACGACTAGGCGATACCAGTTCAAAAGTTAAGGGAGCAGAGCGTCGCACAGAAGTGTCTATGATCGACGACGCAATCAACAAACAAATCGATGCTGAAATCGCTGCTGGAAATATCGGCAAACCTTATGAGTTAGCAACCGATATGACAGAGGCAATGCAAAGGTCTATCGATGACTTCAACGAAACCTTGCCTCAAATGCTTAAGGGTACAGAAATTAGGCAGGAGGTGGAAGGTGCCGTAAATGCCATAACGGTGTTAAGAGATGATATCAGGAAGAAATTAGACAGCGGAAAAATTACTGTAGGCGACATTAAAAAGTTTTATCTCAGACAACGTCAGTTGGTGCGAAACCTTAACAAAGTGCCCAATAAATTTAAAGGTGCTCTAGCTGTCGAGGAGAATCTTAAGAATGCAATCATCGGCTCTAAAAATATTTTAGAGCAATTTCACAGAGGCCCTGTCTTTGGGAAAGCTGCCCGACTTGAGGCAGCAAGGTCCACAGCTCTCAACTCTATAAAAAACTTTATTGATCGAACTGACCAATTGAAGAAAGGGGCACAAGTAGAGAAGAGTGCTAAAGGAATTGTTGATTTTATCAATAAATCCACGCAGGGCTTAGATGAGGTTGCAAGAGTCACTCAAGAGATCATGGGCGAGTCTTTCTCTCGAAAGATTATGAAGTCTTTGGGCCTTGCAAAGCAAAGCGCAGAGAAAGCACGAGAGGCTGTTGGAGCCGTAACCGAACTGCGAAAAGCAGCGAACGAGATCAAGACGCTCAAACCGGGACTGGACCCGATCACCCCTCCGCAAATTCCAGGGAGCTCGGCACAGGAGGTCATCTCTAAATCATACGACGACCTAAAAGACGCGCTTCTAAAATCAGTCGATGACTTCAAAGAGGTAACAGACGCGCAAAAGGCTTTAGAAGGCAATCTAAGCATGGCCGAGATTGTTTCTGGTAGACAAGCCCCCGGAGGAAGTTTATTTAATGCTAAGCTTCGTCGTCGAGCTGAAGCAGCAGGTTTGCCAGATGGACAACTTGTTCAAGATGAGAACATCGAACAACTGTTAAAATTTCGCGCTGCTCAATCTGCGGGCGGCATAGACGTTTTAGATGCTGTCGCTGCTGTGGATCTACTTACCGGGTTACCACTTCCCAACTCAGTCAGTGGTGCAATCCTTGGTGTAAACCGAATGCGCGGCAAAAACCTTGGCGCATTGCAGTCTATCTCGCAGGTGGCGCAGGCAGTCCGTAAGACCGACCAAAACATCAATAAGGCAGCAGATTGGGCTCTCAATGCAGCAGTGGAGGGCAAGAAGCCCAGCGAGTTTATTCGTGGCACATCTGTGCTTGGCAAAATCTTAGGCGTTACCATTGGGCAAGCGTATTCACCATCGGAGGGGCAGTGATGGATAAGGAGCTATACAAGAGATCGGTAAACAAGATTAAAGAGCTCAGGGATGATCCAACAAAACTAGAGGCTGCCATGGGGCAGGCTACATCTGAGTCTTTGCCAATCTTTAACGACGCCATGCAGGGCACTGTCACACGGGCCTTCACCTATCTCTCAGAGAAGGTCCCTGAACTCGCACCACAGGCACCTTTTGACTTGTACGAGCCAGAGCCAACACCCGAGCAGATGGAGAACTTTGACGCTGCGGTTCGAGTCATCAATGACCCCATCAACACGTATTTCTACCATCTGGCAACCAACACATTGTCGCCTCAAGTGACAGAGCCATTTCAGGCAATCTACCCAGATCTCTACGCGCGAGTGACAGATGCCGCGATGGAGAAGTTCATAGAGAACCGCAAAGAACTACCCTACGCATCTCGTGTACAAATGGGCTTAGCTTACGGCGCGGGTATGGAATCCACGGTCTCACCCGAGTTCGTGGCAATGAATCAACAATTATACTCATCCCCTGGTCAAGAACAGGGCGGTGGGGTTAACATGACACAGGGAGGAGTGGGCAAACTGGCGAAGTCAGCAGCAGCCTTCGAAACCCCAATGCAAGCGATACAGGAGACCTGACATGGCATTAACAGTTACAGGTAAATCAACACATGTGGGCCAGATTGTTAAGGTCCTCGACTCAGAGTCTGGCGACACTGCCATTAACGAAGCCGCAGGGTCGCCAGCGTTCGAGTTTTTTCACAAGAAAGAACTTACCGTCGCTGTGTTTAATAAAGGCACAGCGCAGATTAGCGATGTAAAGCTTATGCGTATTCTACATGATGGCACTCAGACACAAGAGTCAATCAGCGCAGGTCCATTTACGACAGGCAACGGTGTCACTTTCGCCGTGAGCTACAACGTTCCGAAGTTCCGCATTGAATATACAAAAGCCAGTGGTTCTACTGGTCAGGTGTATATCGAGGTTGAAGGAGGCTACTGATGACTCAGACAATCGTAACCGTACCCGAAGGCGAGGGCGGTGGTGGCGGCGGCAAGATGGGCGAAGGCGACTTTTTCAAGGCCGATGTGTCAGGAAATATCACCATTGATTTCTCTAATGGCTACTATCAAGAGCTGACGATTACAGCCAGCATCACCGCGATTGCGTTCTCTGCGGTTCCGTCCAATGAGGGCCGTTCAGTGGTTGTGGATTTCGTGCAAGGCACTGGTGGTTCTAAGGCAATCGCATTCGGCAGCATCAAGTTTGACTCTGGCATTGCTCCGACACCTAGCACGGCTGCCGCAGACATAGATCGCATTGCCTTTGATGCAGTTAACGACGCAGGCGTGACGACCGTGTTCGGCCACGTCCTCGGCTTGGACATGCAGTAATGGCACCACCGAAGGACATAGCCAGGAGCTATCCCAAGCGCGGCATAACAGCGGATGTAGGTTTTCGGAGTGAGCCTTTTTTTTGCGGTGAAGGATCGTTCAACTCAACGCAAAACGCAGGAAACGCAATTCAGTTTGATCCAGATTTCACATTCACTAATGGTCTGAGTGTCACATATTGGATGTGGCACAATGGCGAAAGTGCGACTCGGTATAATGGGTTCTTTGGTCAAGTGGCATTTGGCAGTATCACCGCAAACTCACTGCGATTTCATAGCAAGCAACTAGGCGCAAGCTACGACGTCGCAAACGCTTTCGAGGCTAGGGTCTGGAATCATGTTTGCTTCACATTAAGTCAAGACGGGACAGCGGTTAAGTGTTATCTTAACGGAGTTGAGCAAACGTTAGGCTCACAACCGGCGTCAGCTCTTACTTTGCCAAGTGGGTCCGGAATAGCCGACGGGGGGATTGCAACTTTTCAAAATGATGCAAGCGCGGGATCTTTGAGCATGGGTGGCTATATGGCGAAATATGCTCTCTACAATGCCGTTTTGACACAAGACCAGGTTCGGCAAATCATGCGAGCGCAAACCTTCGCAGAAGTTAACGCGATTCAGGCTTGCCAATTTTATTTTGAACTTGCCGCAAATAATACCGACTCTACCGGCAATGCTACAACAGTAGAGGATCGCGGTACTGTTACATATGGGGTTACTAAACCTCAACTCCCACACGGTCTCGACTTGGCACGCGGGGCGGCTCAGGCTAGGTGCTTTACGGGCAGGGGGGTGGATTTTGATGGGAGTGCCGACGGTCTCTCATCCACTGCAACGCTAAGTATTAACACAAGTGGCGCAAAAGCAACTTTGGCCTGCTGGGTAAATCCTGATGTATCCACGTCAGGAAACAAGACGATTATCAGTAATACAATTGATACGAACAATAATCAATTTACGATTTATCAGAATGGTACCTCCTACGCGGTCTCGGCGGTCTATGCGTCCGGCTTTACTAAGGTTAATCATTTTGCCAATACCCAGGTTACGGTGGGGGCTTGGACTTTCCTTTGTGCGGTTTGGAATTTCGACGCAACGTCTTTGACATTTTATGTCAACGGCGTTTCATTTACGGATACACCAAGCACAGCAGTTGGATCTACAAATAACACTTTTGAGATTGGATGTCGTGAACCAGCGGGGTCAAAGTCTCAATTCTTTGATGGACAGATCGCATCGATTCAACTTTTCGACACCACATTGACAGCGGCCCAAGTTCGCGAGCTATACCACAACCCTGAGCAAGTCTTGCCAACTGGCGTTAGTGCTAGCAATTTGAGACGGTACTATCCACTGAGCGATTACAATGACACCGGCGGGACGGGTGGTCGACGCTTTCAAGACATGGGCGCAGATGGCAAGCCAGCGAAAGACGAGGGGTCGGCGTCTATGGTATTCGCTCAACCCGTACCGTGTCCACAATTGGGATTGCAGCAGAGCGCTTCGAGGATTTATTGGGACGACAACACAGCGGAAAAGTTGTCGGCTACAATCCCAGCTTTCGATTCCGATTTTACGATTGCGTTTTGGTGGTTCAATGGTCCTAGTAGCGATTCTGATCTTTGGATTGAGGTAAACACCCCTGGCTTGTACCAGTTTTATTATGATGGAAGCCAGATTATTTATCACAGCTCAACGGCGGGAACCTTCAACACCGGTGTCAGTTGCGCGGTTGGCGAGTGGTCTCATGTTGGGATAACATCGGCAGGCGTTTATAAGAACGGCGTTTTACACACTACGAGCTTTACCCTTGATTGGCTAGGTACCGCATATCGCATCTTCGGACGACACAGTGCAGCTCTTGCGTGCAATGGTATTTGCTCCAATATGGGGTTTTGGTCTGATGACTTAAGCACGGCCGAGATGTTAGAGCTTTACAATCAGGGGCCTGGCCACGATCCGCGAAATAACACAGGCAACTATGCGTCGAGTTCTGCGTTGACGAATCTCTGGTTTATGGATGATCTAACAACGATTAAGGACCGAAAAGGATCAAACGATTTGACCGTAATTGGTGATCCTATTATGGCGTCATTCCCAGAAAACGCCAGCGGCTCAACCATTGTCGGTGACTTCTCTATGAAACGGAAGGGTGTTAGTGTTTTAAACTTCTTCAGCGACCCTAGCACTGTTGATTCTCACGCTCTAATTCCAGCGCAAGAGTCGATCTTCCCAAAGCATCCTGACGGATTTACAGTGTCCGTTTTCTTTCGCCTTCAAAAACGCGGCGTGTTTTCAACAATTTACTACTCGGAAGATGGGGCCGTCGCAAATCAAAACGGCGTTTATGTAACGAGCGCTAATCAAATTTGGCTAGAAGCTGGCGACGGTGGTACTAGTACCACCCGGCTCAGACTCAAGACGGGGACATTATCGCTCGATGGAGAGTGGCACCACTACGCCGCAACAATCACACATGGAACACCTACGACGGGTAAAGCATATTTTGATGGTGTGCTTAACGCTACGGATACCAGTGTCACTCAGACGGGCTCGCCGGCTATCTCAAATATCGCGATTGGTGATTATTTGCCAGGTGGCACGAATGAAGCAAGAGGACCTATAGCTTGCCTGCGTTTTTATCGAGGGCCATTGTCTGAAAACGAAATAAAACAAATCTACAACTCCGATTTACGTCTCATAAAAGGATTAAACAATGAGTAGTGGAACATGGGTATATCTATTGGTGCCGGCGGGCAACCTCGACGATGACCTGCCAGCGGCGGTCACTCGATACGACTATCAGACATGGCCGGACCCTGAAGGCCCGCCGGTGATGGTCCATCCGACCTACCGAACATCGGCAGAGTTCAACCGGGCAAATTGTGCCCTTGGTGCGAGCGATGGCGTTCACACCATATGGAAATGCAACTCCCCGACCTTGATGTCAGGCGGTGACCTCGACCAATTTCGAGCGACTGGCTGGGCTATTTACACGCAACCGCAGGCCGCAGAGTGGGCAGGTAACATCCCGCCACCGGATGATGGAGACTGACATGGAGGAGACGCTTGCCAGTGGGGGTATCACCGGCTTGCTGACTATGGCCATGTTGTTGGCTATGCGCGTGTACGAGGCGAGAAAAGCGAAAGCCAATGGGGGCTCGACGTATGACAACATCAAGCAGAATCAAGGAACTTTGCGGATTCTTGAGGAGCGCAATCAAAGAGTCGAGCAAGATGTAGCAGAGCTTCGAGAGAAGCAGAAAACAATGCACCGGGATTTGTGCGAGTTTAGAGAAGAGTTTAGGGAGTTCCTAGCATTTCAAAGGGGGATTGAACATGCCAAACGTCAAAGGCAAGACTAATGGGCTTAAGTCATCAGAGTTTCTAGTAACCGTCTGCGGTCTTATTTTGGGACTTGCTATGGCGATCGCTGAGCAGGTGCTAGGTGATGGCAATGCGGGCTGGCTTAGTGCGGTAGGTGGCGTCATCGCTGCGATCTGCGGCGGTAGCTACAACCTGTCTCGCGCCAAAGTAAAAGCGGCTCTTGCGGGCGCTGAAGCGGTTGCCGAAGTGGGAAAGCAGGAAGCCAGCTCACCCAAGGATTGACCAGTGCGTTGGCGGCGGTTCCAAAGAATAGCGGGCTGGACCTCGGCCTTGGCGTCATTAAGCGCAATGGCCAGCTTCGTAGTAGTTTGTCTGCTGCTGCGAAAATCAATGAGACCGTTTCACTCGTCGCAAACGCACACGCAGCGTCGACCCAGGACTGGGCCGCTGTGGCCGGATTAAAGGTGAGGTGGTGAGATGGCAAAAGGCAGTATGAAAGGCCACACCATCAAAGGTGGTCATAAGCGCCCGACTAAAGCCGGTGCAGGCATGACTAAGAAGGGCATCGCCAAGTATCGCCGCGACAACCCTGGCTCTAAGCTCAAAGGTGCGGTCACCGGCAAAGTGAAGAAGGGCAGCAAGGCCGCTAAGCGCCGCAAGTCCTACTGCGCTAGGTCCGCTGGTCAGATGAAAAAGTTCCCCAAGGCCGCGAAGAATCCTAACAGTCGCCTGCGTCAGGCACGTCGACGGTGGAAGTGCTGATGAAGCTCACAGACCATTTTACGTGGGATGAGATGACGACCACCGGGCACAGTGACTTGTTCCTTGAGAATAAGAAGGAAGCCAAGAATTACGCCTGCGCTATCTACCTGACTGCGATGCTCATGGAGCGGGTGCGAGCAATCGTTAACTCCCCCATTAGAGTCCACTCCTCCTTTCGTGGGCCTACATTGAACAAACGTGTCAACGGTTCAACCCGCAGCCAGCACATGCGAGGGGAGGCTTGTGACTTCAGTCTTTATCGAGGCGACTTAAAGGAAGCATTTGAGAAACTAGCCACTGAAGTTCGCGAGAAGCGTCTCAATGTAGGACAACTACTCCTCGAACGCGGCTGGATTCATATCAGTCTCGGTCACCCGACCGCTAGGCCAGAGAATAGACAAAATGAAATCGGTCACCAAAAGCCCGATGGTCGAGTTGTGATTGATGAAAGGATCAAGTGATGGCTGCAAAGAAGAAACCAGCAAAGAAGCTCACAGCAAAGCAAGAGAAAACGCTTAAAGCTCACTCAGTGCATCACACGAAGAAGCACATGTCTGAGATGCGTAGGTCGATGCGATCTGGCAAAACTTTCACGCAGGCTCACAAAGAAGCTATGAAGAAAGTTGGCAAGTGATGGCAACTAAAAATGTACCAACAGACCCTGGCAAGTGGTCTCGCGCAAAATCAAAAGCACGCGCTAAGTTTGATGTTTATCCATCCGCATATGCCAACGCATATGCCGTCAAAGAGTACAAAAAGATGGGTGGTTCATGGCGCACTAAGAAAACCAGCACTAAGACCAAGCGCAAGGCCAAGAAGTAATGGCTAAGACAGGCCTGAAGAAGTGGTTTGCCGAGGAGTGGGTAGACATCAGTCGCAAAAAGAAAGACGGCTCACACCCGTCCTGTGGCCGTAAGAAGGCAGGTGGCAAGGGCTACCCCAAGTGCGTGCCGAAGGCTAAGGCAAAACGCATGAGTAAGGCGCAAAAAGCATCCGCAGTTAAGCGTAAGCGCAAGGCTGGTCTCCCAAGTGGCGGCAAGCCTCGCAATGTTTCTACGTTCAAAAAGACAAGGAAGAAGAAATGAAAGGTCGAAAGAGACCACGGCTTGGTAACCTATCGAGACAATGCCAGAAGTCACTCGCTAAGGATATTAAAGAAAAGCAAAAGGAAGCTAGAGCTCGTGGGCAGAAGATAGTATTTCACCATGAACCAGGGATAGGAGATCTTGGAAGATGAAGAAGAAGCCAAAGAAAATGCCAGCAGCATTGCTCGCTAAATTTAAGAAGGCAGCGTCAAAGAAGAAGACCACCAAGAAAGGTGCATCCTCTGTCTCTAACGCTGATCTTCGCAAAAGAGCAGGCGCGTCATCTGTCTCTGATAGAGACGTCGCCATGGCGCGCGCCAAGAAGAAAGACCCTATGAAGAAGAAGGTGGTTCGGAAGAAGGCGGTTCGGAAGAAATAGCATCCGGGCCATCCTCGTAGAACCAAGCATCTTGCAAGCAGTAGTTCTGGTTGGTGTTTGAGAAGTACACCTCATCGCACGCTTCAAAGTCCGGTGGATCCTTGACGTGTGTCAAACTGGGATCTGTCCATAATATTCTGTTATTGGGCTGGCTAGCCACCTGCCCTGAACCGTCCATGAGCGCAAGGAAGTTCATGGATTTATGCTCTCTTGGTATGGAGGCACATGAAGTCAGAAGGGATCCGTCTGCGTCGCACTGATCCACAGTGCAGATGTACTCAGCAGGAACCATTTCTTTACCGATGCGAACCACGCAATCGAGATGCCTAATATTGTCTTTTACAATAGTCGTAATGTTCCAAGCATCAACGTCCCATAGCGCCAGTTCATGCAGCTTATGCCTGGGCTTCGCATCTTTGTGCGTCACAAATGCAGAGATGGGCAGCTTGTCATACAACGCACCATTCTCAAGCAATGTCTCAAACAATAGAGCCCGGTGCTTCTGCGCTTTGACGCTCACCCAATAGCCACGCATGTACTCACCGTGACCTTTCTTTCCATTATAGAGATAGGATTTATCAACTAGAACCGGGTACATCGGCAGGTTTGCCACTAAAAAACTCATCTCTTCCTCTTTGCTAAAAAAATCTCTCGATATTCAAGACGCCATAAATGCTCTTTGAGATCCGCCAACCTGTCGGGGTCTGTGCATTCCTCAATCCACTTTTTTGCTATCCGCATCTGTAGTGCTAGGTCTTTTCTCTTCTCTTTCATGTACCAGCCTTTGGGCTTGGTTTTTTTGTCGTTCATGGTCCCTCCATTTTCGCCGTATGCGGTTCTCAACCTGGCGCACTGCCAGGTACTCAGAGATGGCGACCCCCATCGCCACGGCGCATACGACGCCCATTGCCCACCACATTAGAGCTCCTTCAGCCACGCCTCAAATGGTATGTTAAGTTTACGTTTCAATGTTGCCGCATTCTTTAAGCTGGGTATTTTTCCCTGAGATGCATATTGATGTAACTGCACGTAATGAACGCCTACCTTGTGGCTGAGCTCACGCAGTGTGAGATCTCTTTTCTCCATCGCTTTTCTCAAAAGTCTCCCGCCCCTTGTCACCGGGGGTGTCACCCAATCATGTCTTCTCATTTGTAATCTCCTCTAGCCATTCGATGGCTGCATCTGAACCTCTGCATACTTGGGTCTTCCACCCGCATCCTTCTAACGTATCGAGCCACGCTTTCTGCTCTTCGCTCACACGCCCTCCTTTTTGCCTCTTGAGCTCGATGGCTGCCTGGACTGGCCAGAACACCAACAAATCAGGAAATCCTCTCTGAAGCCCAGCAGAGCGCAGTCTCGCCCCTTCGATGGCGCTAGACCGTGAGCCACCATTTGGAATGGCACAGAAGGTCCAGCCCTTCTTGCGCATCCATCCAACCAAACGAACCTGCTCCTGGTGCTCAGTGGGCACTGCGCCAGGCTCGCGCTTCTTCTTTTCTTTGGGCGGCTTAGGCTTATAGCTGGGGTCGTTCTTGGTGTAGAACTTATCCAGGCTGGCCATTATCCGATTCTTGTAATCATCGCTCATATCACCCTCCTAAGTGCTCTCTACGCCAAATACTCGCATGAATGCGCTCTACCTCGCTTTCGGTTACCGGTGGCTTGCAGAGCATTTCGTTCGCAGCCGACAGTAAAGTCCGACTGGTGTTGAAGTCTTTGCCGCTGGCAATAAGATGGCCTGCGATGCGAGTAAGGCCTACGTTGCGCTCGCCATCTTCGATAGCGCCAAAGCTACTGATCTCCACCTTTTGCGGATGCTGCTTGCGGACGTGACGTATCTTCACCCCGTGCCTAACCTGCTGCAAGATGTAACCCGGCAACTCTGCGAGTTCCACTTCCCACGGCGCAAGGTCCTGCACCCACGAGTACGAGCCCTTGTTGGTCTCAGAGCCAACGGCCACAACGTAGCCGCTGGTTCCCCTGAAATCCAAACCTGGTCGCTTCCACAGTTTCACTGCATTCTTCAATTCCTCGTCAGGCATCTTGAAAAAGAAATGCCTGCCACCCCCGCCTGTGACTGCCGTCCAAGTCTTTGGCAGACGACCGTGCGCCACTTCGAGCCATCGCAAACTTTTGTCACCGTCCTTGTCGAGATCAACATCAAGAACGCACACAATGTGCCCAGTAGCGATACCGATATTCGCGTCAGGCCACTGTGTCCACCACTGGTCTACTGACGCTAGGTCAGAGCTCGCCTGCTTCACACCATGCTTGAGTCGTGGGTGCTTACCAGGACTGAAGCATTCAGGGTTTCTACAGGAGCAGACGCCGTTGCGAGTCTCGTAAAGGGGAAGGACCAGGAGGCCCGCTTTCGCGTACCTCCTAGCCAATTTATGCTTAACCGATCTTGAAGGCTGGCTCTTCGTCATCATCGATGATCTCCCCCTCCACACTGATACCCAGTGCTTCGAATGCGTCCATGCCTTTTAAGATGGAATAGCCGACACCCTGCAAATCCGTGTATTGGTCTGTCGTCATCTCCTCCAAATCAGCGCCGATGAAAGATTCGATGTGTGCCTCTGTGACGCCATGCGTCGCGAAGAACCCTAACATCTTGTCTTTCTTATCAGCAGAGATCTTAGCCCCTGACTTAGGTGGAGTTGGTGAAGTGGGTGGAGTGGGCTTGTTGTCGTCCGCATGCGGATCTTCAACAGCCACCCGCGCCCAGAGCTCGCCAGCCAAACCAAACGCAGCAGCAGCAGACGTGCAACGACACCGGCGCTCGGTATCAGTCAATACACGGGCGCTGACGCGCTCGTATGGCACCGGATTGTTCCGATGGTCCATGCACGCTTGAGGAAACTTCTGAGTCTGGATGTCGGTACCGATGAGGCACCAACGACCGACAACATAAGCCGAACCATCAGGGGCTTTGTAGACCGACTGTGGCTGACCGCTCTGGTCGTTCCACTCCACGAGCTCAAAGTCCCACCCGGGTGCATGCTCATGCATCAGGTGAGAGGTCAAAGCCCAGTTCATGTAGTCAGCCTTGAAGTTGCCATTGCCCTTCTGGCTGATGTCGTCGGGGCGAATCACGCCCCACAGGTTTGGTATAGTGTTTTCCATTGTTCAATCCTTTACGGTAATACGAAGACTTCTGGTGTCACGATTCTTAGGCTTTTTGCACGTAGCCTTAGACTTCCCGCCTTCAACGTAGAGCTCTTGCGTCTCGCCCATCGACTCACGCATGAGGTTTTCCAACTCCTGCTTGCGCTCTTTATCCGCATCTATTCGCTTCTTGATCTCATCGTGCTCAACAGCCCATGCCCACTCGTCAGATTCAAAGGGTCGACGGCTAGCTTCCCGCTCTTGCACTCGCTGGTGGTAAGCCTTGCAGCCATCAGTCTCGTCCGCTGGTGGTGGTGTGCCTGTGCGGATGTGGTTTGCAAAGTACGCTTCAGCCGCCACTACAAGACGCTCAATGTGCTTGTCATCGCGCAGAATCTTGAACCACTGAATGTCATCGCCAGGGTGAAACCAAACACCCAAGAAGCAGGTCGTTGCACCACTAAGAAACATATGCCACTGGCACTGGTCCTTCTCACTCTCCCGAACCTGGTCGGTCATGCGCTCACCGTAGAGGTCCTCGTCAGACCACCATCGCAGTTTGTACTCAAAGACCACCGATGGGTCATCCTCGATCACACCATCCGGAGTCGCCCGGAATGTTACATTCTTACCGTGACGATAAAGCGTCTTACCCGGCGTCACCTTGGACCCCTGGTGCAGACCTAGGTATTCGGACATCTGCTCAGTGCGACGACGGAAGGGATCTTCCGCAAGGATACCCATGTTCAAGATGTTGGGCTTACTAAAGCCAGGATCGAAAACATCCATCGCCTTGTTGAAATCATCGTACGGCGTACGGTGAGAGTTGCTGCCATTGATGACAGTGACCCGATCACTACCGCATGTGTAGCGGCGCAGCTTGTCGTCATCCTCCGCAGGAACAAAGACAACGTCGCCCTCAAATGGATTTATTACCTCAACAAATTCAGACTTATTCCCAAACACATCTGCTTTTTCCACTATCAAATTCTCTGCACTTGTCATTGATTCACTCTCCGTTGTATGAAATGTTTCTGAATGTTGAACTTAAACGGAAGGTGAATCCATGTCAACCCAACAAAAACAAAGTAATCTTATTGAGATCGGCGCATTGTGGTATAGCACAAAGACCCCTGGTGTAATGAGCGGCACCTTTGGTAACCGTGCTCGTGTCGTAATCATACCTAATAAATTTAAAGAAAAAGAAAACCAGCCTGACGCAAAGATATGCATCGCGCCAAACGATAAGCCACAACAGAAGAAAGAGGATGACGTTCCGTGGTGAGTCGCATTCACTTCAGCAGTGGTAAAGACAACTGGGGCACACCGCCCTGGTTGTTTAGCCGTTGCAGAAAACTATGGGACTTCAAGTTAGATGCATGCGCCGAGGAATGGAGCGCAAAGTGCAAGCGATGGTACGGGGCGAAAGATAACGGGTTGGAAAAGCCCTGGATAAATTGGACGTGGTGCAATCCACCTTACAGCCAAATAGAACTATGGCTTGAGAAGGCAGCAGCAGAGTGCATGCGTGGTGCGAGCTCAGTCGTGTTGATGCCATCGCGAACAGACACCCGCGCATTTCACCGATACGCCCCCCTTGCCTCAAAGATTATTCTTATCAAAGGTCGACTTAAGTTTATTGATCCGAATGGTCTAGTCGAGCGAACAAGCGCTCCATTTCCATCCCTTCTGCTTGAGTTTAAGAGCAGACCAAGGGCAGACATAAAGAACGTTTTACCCACAGTGGAGTTCCTTCGATGGCAAGAATAAAAGTATTTAGGAAAGACCGGCCTGGCGAAAGTGAGGAAGTGGTTGTACACGCTGGGAAAACAAGGCACAATAAATCAGCACTTGGATTCCCTTCGGGAAAAGTAACCAAAGGGGGGACGCGCATCCCCCCGGCGGTTATCAATGAGTCATCCCCCAGTCAGACCAATTGATTCTCGGCTTAAGTTGTAGGCCAACTTTGGACTGGCCACCAATCTTCTCTTTGGCAACTTCATGCAGTGTGAGTCGACGACCGAACGTCCTGTGCCCCATGGGCTTGCGCCCCGTCTTGTAGCACCACTCTTTGAAGTCCTCGTAGACCGCACTGAAATACTCAAAGTCAGACCTTTGATCTCTGCGCTCACAGCAACTCACAATAAAGTCTAAGACTGAGTCAGCCTCAACTCTCCATTCCATCTCAGCAGTGTTGCCGGATGCTGGTGCTTCATAGCGTCCACGGTGAACGAGCATCATCGCCCCCATCATGCACCACATCACAATCTTGGCACGCTCCTTCTCCATCGACTTCACAATCTGGTCCATGGACTTACCGTTACCTTCCTTGGTGAATGACCGGTTGAAGGTAAGGATAAGAAACCTACGAAAGAATCCCTCAGAGAAATCCTTCACGCTAGGCAGGTGGTTGCTGCTGAAGATGTGTGACGCGCGAGGTCTCAACTTCTGCGGCTTCTGGTAGGGCATTCGACCAATAACGGTGTCACCCGCCAGGATGGCCTTGGTTAGGTCAGATACATCGTGGTCTGCCGATGGTAGCTCAGTGCATACGTTGAGCCTAGCGTTGGCAAGCAGAGCAATCTGATACTCATTCGACCACCGGGCTGGGGATGTTGAGCTCACTTGCTCTGGTGGAAAGAGACCTTCGATGATTCTGCACAGCGTGCTCTTACCGTTAGCCCCTGCCCCGATGCATAGAATGGCCTGCTGAAAGGTCACACCCATGCCGCAGAGTGCAGCACCAACGAACTCTCGAACGAGATTGATCTTGATGTCGATGTCCTCATCTTCAAGGAAGAGCTCATTAAGAAACCCAATGAACTTCTCTGGCACGCACTCGAAGTCAGGGATCATTTGGTCGATACGCATAGTCGACTTTTGGTCTGGGCTATGGTGCTCAATCATGACTGACCCGTCGCGTAATGCGACAAAGCCATCAAGGAATGACACACCAGGCACGTGCTCATCAAAGAACCCCGGACGCAGGAGCTCACGACAGACCAGAACGCTTTGGTAAATGCCGTGCACTTTCGAGTTACTTAGCTTAATCACGCCCTCTTTGCCGCCCAATCGAACGAACGACAAACCATTATAGGCCTGAATCAAACCAAGAACGGACTCAGGTTCCATGCGCTCCCATAGGCCACGCTTGTATGTCCACAATGCGCCTTGCGTTGAACAGGCATCATCGAACGACTCAGTTAAGATGGAAGCAAAATGACGCGCGAGGCTCACTTCACTGTCATCACAAATTTCTGCACTTTGGATTTTGTCTAATAACATAATGTTCTCCTTCAGGCCTTCCACTCTAAAGTAGGAACGACGGACGAACAAGCAGGACATACCGAACGAACGAACGATTTCCGAACGGAGATCGAACGAACGAACGAAGGGGAACGAACGAACGAACGAACGAACGATAGGACCGAACGACCGAACGGCAGGATCGAACGAACGAACGAACGAACGAACGAACGAACGATATATATCGCGTGCGCGTGCCTGCGCGCGTGTGTGTGCGTGCCCGCGCGTATGCGCGCGTATGCGCGTGTGTGCATGTGCGCGCGCGTATAGGCCGGAAAAGCTCAATGATTTCAATGGGTTAGCATCTCGAGCTGGATTTTGTTTAATGATTTCAATGGCTTAAGTAGTGGCGGATCTGCCATGGTCGCTTGTCCATAGTACCGATCTCCGAAAAGCTTAATGATTTCGGTGGTTTATCATTGGGCTTGTTTGCACTTGTCAGATCAAAACCGCAAGATCCGTCTAACCTTGTGAACCCTTAATCAGGAGAATCCAACATGCTGCCTCACTTCGTGATTATCATAGTCATCGTTCTACTCTGGACCCTTCAAACTTTCACAATCCACCAACTTGAAGCGCCACCAATGCCGATCCGTGGTATCAAGCCCCGCGATCGTCGCGGTTCATAATTCAGAAACAAAGTGTAGAAACCTACGAAATTAAACTGGCGCGCGCGTGCTTCGTTGCGTAACGTGCCTAATGTAAGGGAATCACTAACACGTTTACCGGGAGTAAACATGCAATCACAAGAACTAGAAAACATCATTTCAATCATCGACGCGATTACGCGTTCTCAAACTCAAACTATGACGCGGCACGGGGATCATATTGATGCGATCAAGGGCGCGACTCTTGATCTCATAAAAGCACACCAAGCGTTGGCGGCACGCGTCGACGCATTAGAAGCAAAGGGAGAATAACCATGGAAGCATATAGAAAATTGATCGACGTTGAAGCGTCTAAAGAACAGGCCAAAAGCATCATGCCGCAAAGTCGACGCGGTGAATTGATAGAGGCTATGAAGATCACTCCGCATAGTGGCGAGGGTTCGGTCACTCACCACATTATTGCTCTTATGCTTGTCATTGAAGCAACCGAGCAATCAGACCCTGATTGCGACGCTATGTTGCGGGGTCTTGACCGACTCGTGAATAGAATAATCAACTGGCCCAAGCTTTAAACACAAACACAACCTTAGGAGATCCAACATGCTAGAACTTACACCTGCGTACACTGACTACAAGTCCAAGAAAGAAGTCGAAGCGGCGCTTAAAGCCGGCAAAGATTTCATTATTCAAAATTGGGATCACCCGTATTGTGGGCGCGCCTGCAATGCTGAGGACCTTCGATCCGAGGGACATAAGCAAGTCTTAATCCGTTACAAGCGGTTGCGTTCAGTCGCGCCTTTCAAGGTACCCGCGCAATGAGTGGGGTTCATATTCAATGGTTTACAGCGGATCGCGCTAAAACTTTAGAGCAGGATCTAGAAGCCCTAGATCACTCTAAGGTCGCGCGCGTCTTGGCGAACCTCATTGAGGAAGTCGAGAACACGCATCAACAAGACGAAGATCACGACGGTATGATGTTCGTTGTCACCGAACTTGTAACGCGCCTTAATAACGCGCGTTTTAAGAGCGATACAACACCGGAGATGGATCACATATATGCGAGCCTCTTAGAGTCAGAATAATAATCACCACCCAATAACTAACCACGGGGCCTTTAGGCCCCGCTTCCTAGGAGAATCCAAAGTGTACGTTTCAACAACAGAATACAATTCCAGCAAAATCACCAAGCCCGTCTGGCGACAACTTACTATGATGAAAGCGGTACTCGCTGAAATCGACGACAAGCTCTATGACCTTTCACGGTATACGATCCGCGACGATCAAGATCATGAGATGGCCGAACTCGTGCGTGAAATTACAGCGAGTAAAGCCGAAGCGCTCCTCGTCGATATGGCCAAACAACTAATCGTTATGGCTGGTTGCCTACAGCTTGAGATCGCGGATGGTCCAGTCGTCGACCTTTGCAAAGGTGACGAGAGGGAGACCAAAACCGTTCCAGCCAATGAGGTACAATAGCCATGATCCACGTGACTAAAGTGTCGGCCAACGTCAAACTTGGGCCGATCACTGCGACGCGTACAAAATCAGAAACATGCCCGCCTTCGTGCGGGCTTTTTTCTTCGGGCGAATGTTACGACTTACAAGGTAACACTGCGATCCATCGCCGGCGCGTCGACAATGAGACCTATGACCTTCTAACCTTCTCAAAGTTTTTGGACAAAATGGCGGGGTTTACTCGGATCTTCCGCTGGGGCGTTGGTGGGGATCTTCCTAACCACATGCACAACCCAGAGAGAATTGACCCGCACTTTCTAGGCATGCTCTTAGACCGCGTTCACTCGCTTTCTATGCGTATGATTGCGTTCACTCACAAGCCCGTTAGGGCTGGCACCCGTGGTGCTAGTCGTGATGATGCAAGCCACAATCGCAGGGCATTGCGTAAGGCTCTGAAGTCGGCTCCTAGCGTCACGGTCAATATCTCGTGCGAGTCCAACCGAGAACTGGACCAGGCTATTGCTCTGGGTTTTGATTGTGTGGTGACGCAACCAATTGACTCACCCAATACCTATAGAACCCCTGGCGGAACTAGGGTTGTGAAGTGCTTAGCACTTCAACAGGACCACACAACTTGCTCAAGTTGCGGTAATGGTAACCCGTTATGCAGTCGACGCGATCGCGGTTATGCGATTGGTTTTGACGCCCATGGCACCCGTAAAGGCGCGTTGAGTCATAGGATAATAGAAGCCAATAGGTAGTTCATCCAAAGTTCATCCAAAGTTCATCCTACCTTTAGAGCCCCGTACCATCGGGGCTTTTCTCATTTTGTAGGACCTAGGATGTAATATCTCTATAAACTCTCTAATAATTAACTAGGCTCTAAAGAGCCATAGGAGAGCCATGGAGAGCCGATAAAGGGGTGAGGCTAGGTGCTAGTGATAGTAACGCATAGAGATTGTTTAGGCGTCGTCCTGCGTCTTGATCCTGGTCTCCATCCTAGCCATGGGTTGAAGACCTGGCGTGCATCCTTCACCCTAAAATCGAATTCAAATCAGGGGCGGGCATGGGGATTATATCTCACCCTGATTGCCCCAGGTCCGCCCCACTTGTCACCCTTCGAGCCCCATTAGGCACCAACTATGACCAGTTGGTAACCATTTGAACTTCCTCAATGATTTCGTGGCATTACAAAACCGTGACTGATTGGTCATTATTTCGGCGCCTAAACCGTGACTACTTGGTTACTAAATCCGAAAAGCTCAACGATTTCAAAGGGTTGAACGGATGACGCAGTTAATCTACTGACGGGTAGGGGTGCCCCTCTCTTATGTTTATGTTTGTGTTTATGTAGCCCACCACACGCACTATTCCCCTTTTCACATGACACAGTGCGTCATTTTAATCTCCCCCTGTTTTCGGGGGTCCTGACACGTTTCTGGAATTCCTGTTTGTTTTCAACAGGTTAAATCTCCCCATGGAATCACCCATCCGACTGCTGCTGGGATATATTAGGGCAATAAACTCCGCTAGTAATTCCGCATTTCGGGGAGTTTCTCTGTAACCCCTTGTTTTGCCTTGGGAATAAACTACCCAAATAAATTATTCGCTAACATGGTGATTCGCGGAGTTTATGAGGTCGCAGATGTCGCAAATGTCGCAGTCGCATAGGGCGCACATTTTTCGTGCGCGGTGTCGCATTTGTCGCAGGTTTTTCACTTCGCAGAATTCGCAACTTTTCAGTCACTTTATTTTTCGTTATCCTTTCCCCCATGGCAGACAAGATGATGGATATGAAGAAGTTGAACGTACGGTTTGAGCCGAACGCGTTTGGAGCTCTAAGCAAACAAGACAAGTCGAGTTTGTCTGAAGACACAGATCAAGCGTTAGCGTACGAGGCGCAGAACACAGTTCGAATGAACGCTCAGCCAGTTGAGGCGCGGTATCTCCCGAGGCTGGCAGATATTCAGCAGAATATTTATGCGGTGCTGGAGAGCGAGAGCCGAAAGCTTGCCGATGCCAGCGTTCGGAATTACCACGAGACGCTAAGTGCTGAAGAGGTAAAGCTTCTTGGTGTGGTGACACGTAGTCTTTGTCAGCTCGGAGACCTTGAGCGGGGCTTGCGACAGAATGATCAGTTGAGTAGCATGAGCGACGAGGACCTCCAGCGCCTAGCCAGTGAAGCATTCAATCAGTTGGAGTCCAAGGGGCAAAAGAAATGACGACCTATTATTACAAAAACACCATCACAGGTTTGGTGAGCCAGAACTCTGATTATTCTCAGCCTCAGGTTGTGACAAAGGCAGACCCATCTACGACGACCGGAACAGAATTTTTTAGCAGTCGAATCAGCCTAGGCAGCGGTGGAACGTTTCGCCCGATTGTAAATTCCACATCTACCACCATTGTCTCTGGAATAGGAATTGATGCTCCCAAAAGAGTGGTGATTACCAATCTATCGGCAGCCGCAGCTTTACTTGTAAATTATTATCAAAGGGTTCACACCTTTACCGGGACTGTGGCTTTTAGTAGCGGGTCTACGTTTACAATTGCGGGCGGCACTATGTCACATGGAGACATCACACTCACGGGCGATAGTGGTGCTTTTCTTGGTGCTGTTGATCCAGTGCTTGGTCAGTTTGCAGCGGAAAAAATGCTTTACATAAACCTGGCAAAAACAGGCGCAACAACTCGCTTTTATCGGGCCATCAGTATTCAGGATCCTTCAAGTGACACAGTTATTGGTGTTGTTCGCGATGGAGGAAGTATCGAATTCCCAGGAAATGGTACGGCAACCATAAACGCCTACGTTCGCACTACCTCCGTTGTTGGCGTAGGCGGTCAATTAATTCTCAATGATATGGTTACGGCACCCACATCCGGTGAAGTCTCCCCGTTTGACATTAGAGAAGAAGACGGTGGTGCTTGTGACTTCGAACTCTTGATGGTGGGTTAAAATGGCCCTCGCGCAAGAAAGACGTATCCCGATCCGGCTCCGCATGGCCGATGCGTCCGATGCGCCAATGATTTACTCCAACTGGCTCAAATCATATGCGGGCCAGAACAAGCATATACCGAGAACGGTGGTGGACAAGATTCACCGCCAGGTTGTGGGCAGGCTCTTGAGTGAAGCCCATACAGTCGTGGCCGTGGTAGACCTGCCGGACCTAGATGACGAAATCTGTGGTTGGGTCTGTGCTCAAAGGTCAGAAAAATTTTTTATTACTCATTGGGGCTACGTCAAACGCGAGTATCGAATGTTCGGTGTAATGACTGCGATGCTTGAGATGTTTGAGTACGTCAAAGGCGAGCCGACAATGGCCAGTCACGACTTCCCGCTTCGTAAAGACCTGCGCGACCACAACATTATGTACGTACCGCACCTCTGCCACAAAGGTGGTTTGAGTCAGATAGATAAATTGTATGGAGGAGCTTTCAGTGAATCAGATCAAGCTTAAATCGATTATGCTAAACGACAACGCCCGCCCGGTGTTCAACCTGAACTTTATCGATGTGTGGAGTAGACCTGAATTTGAGCTAGTGCTCATGGGTGATTGGATTTCGGTGCAAATGAAAGGCAATTGGCCACGATTTGTGCCCATCCAGGCCATTTCGTGGATGTCACCACTTAATGTAGAAGATATGGCACCAAAAGAGACCCCAAAACGGGGTCGAAAGCCCAAAATCAAGGCGGTAGCCGATGAGTCAGCAAAACAAGCAGTATGATGCGCGTCAGGTACTAAAAGAGTACCTAAAACGGCACGGGGATCTGTCGGACTTACGAGATGACAACCCAGACGCCGAAAATCGCTCATTTGCTTGGCACAAACACCTTTTGCCGCAGCAAATGAAGTATATTGCAGACGAAAACCGTCTAAAAACAGCTCTTTGCAGTCGTCGAGCCGGTAAGACCTATGCATCTTGCTATTATCTTATCGAAACGGCGATGAAGTATGCAGAATCGACCAGTGCATACATCGCACTAACTAGGGCCAGCGCCAAAAAGCTGATGTGGTCAGAATTGCAGCGTGCAAACCGTAAATATTACCTAAATATCCACTTCAATAACTCAGAATTGACCGCAACCTTCCCAAATCACAGCCAAATCATGCTTACCGGCGCTAATGATGAGGCAGATATCGATAAATTGCGTGGTCTAAAGTATCAGTTGGTCATTCTTGATGAGGCGGGTTCGTTTGGTCGGCACATTGATGCACTGGTAGAAGAGGTTCTTGAGCCTGCGCTAATTGATTGCGACGGCACCTTGGCAATGATTGGGACTCCTACCGCAAGCTGTTCAGGATTTTTTTATGAGGCATCGACAGGACTTAGGCCGGGTTTTTCGCAGCATCACTGGACCATCCTTGAGAACTCATACATCCCACATGCAGGAGAGTATCTCGACCGTAAGCGAGAGAGCAAAGGATGGGGAGATGACAATCCGGTATACCTGCGAGAGTGGTGTGGTCGATGGGTTCGCTCAGACGATTCTCTTGTCTACCGATACCATAGCCACAACATCGTCGACGGACTGCCAGACGACTACGACTTCGAATACATTCTCGGAGTCGACCTTGGATACCACGATGCAACCGCATTCGTCGTCATGGCTTATTGTCGAGACCTACCGCATGTCTTCATCGTCGACTGCCACAAGCAGTCAAAATTGTTGCCCACCGAGATTGCAGAGAGAATTGGAGATCTTGCCGCTGAGTACGACTTCACAAGAATCGTCGCCGACACCGGTGGACTGGGTAAGTCTATTGTTGAAGAGTTTAAGATTCGCTATGGGCTTCCGATTTACCCGGCTGAAAAATCAAAGAAGATGAGCTACATCGACATGATGAACTCAGACCTTGCGGATGGCATCCTCAAGGTAACACAAGGGTCTGACATTTTAGACGAGTGGCAGAATCTTCAATGGGATGAGGACCACCGCAAGGAAGACGGACGCTTCGAGAACCACCTCGCTGATGCTGCGCTTTACGCATGGCGTGAATGTCGACACTATAGATACGAGGCCCCAGTAGAGGCTCCGAAATACGGCACCCCAGAATACTGGGAGATGATTGAGGAGAAGCATTGGGCGAGCACTGCAAAAAACTTAGACCGCAAAGAATCTGATAGATGGTGGGCTGCGGGAACTTCAATTGAGAGGCTACAATGATTGGCGCAAGCGCATACATGGATCAAAGATTTTGGTGGAACTCTGATGAGGATGAACCACAAGAGCTCATCTATTCACTTTTGGAGAATCTCAAAGAGAGAATCGAGACTAGAGCAGATCATGATGTGTTGCATTTGTCTCTTTTTGAAAACTACTACAACAATGCGCTGAACCCAGTGGGTTACAAAGTTGGGACACTGTTTGACGATGACCGCGTGACTTTCAACGTCATCGCGTCTTGCTGCAACACAGTGACAGCTAAGATTGCCAAAACGAGACCGAGGCCAATCTTTCTCACTAGTGGGGGTGATTACTCTTTACAGAAGAAAGCGAAGCTTCTGACAAAGTTTGTCGACGGCATGTTTTATCAGGTTGACTTGTACAATGTGATGCAACGAGTGTTTCTTGATAGTTGTGTCTTTGGCACGGGTGTTCTCAAAATTTTTCAAGAGGACGACGAGGTAAAGGTTGAGAGAATTTTCCCAAGTGAACTTATTGTTGACGAATACGAAGCTCGCTATGGTGAGCCGCGACAAATGTTTCAACGCAAGGTAATGCCTCGTGAGGTTGTGGCAGGTCTTTATCCCACTCACCGTGAGGAGATTGCAGCGGCACCACCCTGTGATCCAGAAGACCGAAGTTACAATACTGGGGACATGATTGAGGTTATCGAGGCGTGGCACATTCCGTCTGCTGAGGGAGTCGATGATGGGCGTCATGTTATATGTATTGACGGAGCAACTCTTATCGATGAGAAGTATAGCAAAAGCTATTTTCCGTTTGTTGTGCTTCGTTGGTCGCGCCGTATGCTCGGTTATTACGGGCAGGGTCTTGCGGAGCAGCTTCGGGGCATTCAAGCGGAGATTAACCAGCTACTTCTCAACATCCAAGAGCAAATGAACCTGGCAACACCAAAGGTATTCTTGGAGCGCGGGTCTCAGGTTGCAAAAGAACAAATCAACAATCAGATTTGGGGCATTATTGAATACGAAGGACAGCCGCCGCGCTTCTTCGTGCCTCAGACTGTCTCTGGTGAAATCTTTTCGCATCTCGACCGACTCTACAACCGCGCCTATGAGATTTCTGGCATTAGCCAGTTGTCTGCAACAAGCCTAAAACCTGCTGGTTTGGAGTCCGGTGTGGCGCTTCGGGAGTACAGTGATATTGAGACCGAGCGATTTGTGATTGTCGGGCAGGGTTATGAATCAGCGTTCTTGGAAGCAGCGCGTCAAATGATTGATCTAGCCAAAGATGTTTCAGAAGAAGGTAAGACTTACGAAGTTATTTCATACGGAGACAAGGATATAGAGCAGATCAAATGGTCTGATATAAATCTTAGAGAAGACCAGTATCGAATGAAGGTGTATCCAGCGAGCTTGCTTCCGACTACACCAGCCGCACGCTTGCAGACGGTTATCGAAATGTCTCAAGCAGGCTTGATTGATAAAGCAGAGACTCGCAGTCTTCTCGACTTTCCAGACATTGAGCAATTTAACAAGTTGGCAACTGCACCAATGGAAGAGGCAGAGATGTTGGTCGAGGAGATTCTTGAGAAGGGGCGGTACTTTCCACCAGAGCCTTTTTCAAATCTCCAACTTCATCTACAGTATTTTCAGCGGGCTTATATTGAAGCAAAAATCAACGGTGCCCCTGAAGACCGTTTGGATTTGATGCGACGATATATGCAGGAGTGCTTTAAGTTACTTCAGCCGCCAGCTCCACCTGTTGCTGCCATGCCGGGTGGACAACCCCAAGCCGCTGGCGGTCCGCTACCCACCGAACTAACGCCCACGGCAACACCGCCGAGGGAAACTATAAATGAACTGGCAGAAGCAGAATTGCCAGACCCACAAGCAACTGGTGCCGCGCTAGAAGGTGTGCCAGTTTAAAGGAGAGAGCATGTCTGAAGAGGGACAAGTTGCAGAAGCAGAAGTTCAACCAGTACCTGATATGGGAGACGCTTCTGGAGGAGCTGATGGAGGAGCCTCTGGAGGAGATGACGTTTCACATGAAACAACTGGAGCGGATGATAATAACGATGGAGTGGAGAGCAGCGATGCAGGAACTCCCGCCGAGCCAGCGCCCGACCCGTTCTCTCGAAGATTTGCTCAATTAGCTCGCGAACAAAAGAAGTTGCGACAAGAGCGCGACGAAATGAAGCGACTGCAACAAGACCTTGATGCACGCAAAAATACGGTCTCTACCTACGATGACCTACAGAAACTTGCACGTGAGAATCCTTACGAGGTCATGCAAAAGTTAGGGCTAGACTATGAAGCCCTTAGCCGACAAGTCTTACAAGATGGTGAGATCACCCCTGAGCAGAAGATGTCAGGGGAGATGAAGCGTCTTCGTGATGAGATTGATGCCATGAAGGCAGAGCGAGCTGAGCTCACAAAACAACAAGAAGCGAAGAAGTATCAGGACACCTATGCGACCTTTGTTGACGAGATCAAAACTTTCGTGGACAATACAAATGAGTTCGACTTCGTTAAGGCCAACAATGCCTATCATGTTGTCGCTGAAGTTATGCAAGAGCACTACAACAGCACGCAAGAGGTAATGAGCTACGACGACGCGAGCAAAATGGTTGAGGACTATTATGAGGCTGAAGCAGAAAAGTATCTCAAGGTCCCCAAACTAGAGCAACGGCTCAAAGAGCGGTTCGCTCCAGCGAAAACAGAGCCCGAGGCGGGGCAAGCAGACGAGGAAGCCAAGGCTTCTGAGAAAACGCCACCCAAAACTTTAACAAATACCCAGGTGCGACGTGCGCCAGGGGATAAGCCCAAGAAGCTTAGCAAGCAGCAGTCTATCGATGCGCTGGTTGGAAAGTACGGGTCTAGTCTGTTTCGCTCGGAGTAAGTTGAACTTGCTCCGATAAGGAGTGAGTTATGCCAACTTCATTAAATCTCGACAACGTCACCCAGGCGCTCAAGGAGCATTATAAGCCCTTGACCGTCAAAAACATGGTCTACAAGGACAATCCACTGCTTGCTCTCATGCCTAAGTATGAGCGATTCGGCGGTGAGAACATGCCTGTTCCGGTTCAGTATGGTATCGCAAACCGACGCTCTGCTGACTTCGCAACCGGCCAAGGGCTGAATACTGCAACTGAGCTTGCACGATTCGTCCTTACCCGTGTCCGGGACTACTCTTTTGCCAGTATCACCGGCGAAACCATCAAGGCTACTGAGGGCGCAGCGGATGCGTTCTTGAAGTATGCAACTCTTGAGATTGACGGCGCTATCCAGTCGCTTACTCGGTCTCTTGCGGTTGCTATGTACGCAGATGGTTCTGGTCAACTAGGAACCGTTACCGTAGCGGGCACCACCTTGACCATGCAGAAGGTTGATCAAATCACCAACATTGAAGTTGGTATGGAGCTCAACTGTGCAGCCACAGCTACAGGCGCTATTCGCGCAGGTACAACCATGGTTGTTCAATCTGTAGACCGCGACGCAGGAAGCTTTGTCGTGGATAACGCTGGCGCTTGCGCAACTAATGATTTCATCTTTCAACGTGGCGACGCGCAAAACGGCGCAGGAGCACCTAAGAAGATTTCTGGTCTAGAGCGATGGTTGCCATCAACAGCACCTACCGCAGGTGATAGTTTCTTCAGCCAGGACCGAAGTAAAGATGCAACGCGTCTTGCGGGTATTCGATTCCCTGGAGCAAATCAGCCGATTGAAGAGGCGCTTATCTCAGCTGCAAGTCGTCTTGCGCGGGAAGGTGGTTCTCCAAGTCACTGCTTTATGAACTTTGCAAACTTCTCGAACCTTGAGAAGGCGCTTGGCTCTAAGGTTGTTTACGACAAAGTAAGCAGCGACGACGCAGATATTGGCTTTCAGTCACTTACTATCATCGGACCAAAAGGCCCGATTCAGATTGTTGCTGACCAAAACTGCACTCCTGACGTAGCGTATTTGCTTCAGATGGATACCTGGACTCTTAACAGTCTTGGCGATGCACCACACATTCTTGATCTTGATGGCAACCGTATGCTTCGCGAAGCATCTTCGGACGCTTACGAGGTACGAGTTGGTTTCTACGGAAACATTGGCTGCACCGCACCTGGCTACAACGCTCGCGTTACGCTAGCATAAGGAGATTAGTACAATGGCAAGTCAATCATTTTTCGATCTAGAGTGCTCTAACCGCGACGTAAAGGTTGTTGCGGGGCGTATTACTGTCGCCAGCGGCAACACCACTATTGCAAACGGTCTTGGCTTCAGCATCGGCAACTTTTCATCTGGCGTTGCGACAGTCACACTTGATAAGTCATACACTGGGCTTTTGAGCGCCTCTGTAATGCTCGTCAAGGCAACAGCAGGTGATGATAAAATTTTTAGCCTCCAGTCTCATGATGTTTCTAATGCAACCCCTGTTGTAAAACTTCAGTGTTTTGACGTGAGCGGCGGGGCTAACACGAACCCACCTGACGGCGAGGTTCTGTTTACTCTCTATCTCCTGGATGGCGAAGTAAGCTAAGGAGGTAAGCTATGGCTAACAGAAGATTTCAAGACGTTCAGGCTTTGCAGCGTGAAGTCAAAATCATCACGGGAGTTATGGGGGCAAATGTGACCGCCAAACCCCTTGGCGTGGACACAATGGCTATTGTGGCTAACAACTTGGTGATTACACTTGAGGACAAATACAATGATCTGGTTGGCATCAGCGTCATTGCAAAAACCCTCACAAGTGCATTCACACACGTTGATAGTGTGGCTTTTGCAGACAGTAACAAAATCACCATCGATGCGGATGCAAACGTAAACGCGGCAGATGAGTTTTTTATTACCTTGTTCCTTAAGAACACCAGTGTGACCAACTGATGAAGGGCAAAGGCAAAGGGCTTGCGGTCATGATTCTGGAGAAAGCTAAAGGCAAAGATGCTGAAGGCTCTTCAGATGAAGATTATGATAAGGCCATGGAAGATGCGGGGAAGCGCATGATTGATGCGATTAAGGGTGAAGATGGAGGTGCGTTCATCGAAGCCCTAAATGATTATCAAGATATGCGTTAAGGAGTGGGGCAATGGCGACGTTCACAGAAGCTGACTTACGTACTCGTGCGCGTCGCCGCGCGGACATGGAGAATAGCACCTTCGTAACAGATGCAGAGATTCAGGATTATTTAAATTCAAGTATCGCTGAACTGCACGACTTTATGGTCAAAAGCTACGAGGACTATTTTGTCTCTGAGCAAAGCTACAGCATCCCTCTTGCGACCGGGGGTGCTAATTTGCCAGATGACTTCTACAAGGCTCTGGGTGTAGATTATAATTCCGGTGGAATTACGTCTACGCTCAGGGCTTTCTCCTTTACTGAGAGGAATGTTTACAACACTCCTTTTGCCGTAATCGATAGGCTGGCTGAGCCAAAGTATAAGATTGATGGCACAAAGATAAAGATGATACCTGCCAATTCTCAATCCGGCACAATCACTTTGTTTTACGTCCCTACTCCAACTCAATTTTCTACAACGGTTACTGAAGTAGAAAGCATTATACCGGGCTATGAGGAATACGTGGTCGTGGCAACTGCCATCCGCATGTTGATGAAGGAAGAGTCTGATACTTCTGTCCTTGAGCGAGAGAGGCAGCAGTTAGCCAGCAGGATCATCAGAGCTCTGTCACCGCGAGATGCGAGTGGTTCGCACGCTATTCGAGATGTTCGCAAGGGTCGATTTCGAGACGATTTTATTCTTCGCTACTAGGGGTAAGATATGGCGCGAAAGTTTCAAAGCCAATTTCATTTACCTCCTGGCTTACTAGGTCTACAGGGCAACATTCGTCGATTTGCTGACTCTGTTAATGAGAGCGACATAACAGACAGTGTGCTAGTTGAAGATGTCGAATTAAAAACCGGCTCAGACAACGAAGTCGGTCATTCTTTGAAAAGACCAATTAAGGGATATATTGTTGTTCGCAGTAATGCCGACTCCAGAGTATTTGATGGGACGGCAGGGATTGGTACATCTCGTGAGTTTTTCAAGGTAAGATGTTCCGCAGATGTAACCGTAACTTTCTTGGTGTTCTGATGCCCCTTCAAAAACAAAACATATCGTTTCCAATGCTTCAGGGTGTAGACCAGAAATCGTCTGAGCCCTTGTCTGAACCGGGGTCTGTCGAGGACGCTCAAAACGTAGTTTTTACAAAGACTGGTCAGATCAACAAGCGAAAAGGCTTCGACGTATTTAGAAGCGATACAGATACAGTGGGCGACAGGGGTGGTCTTCTCCCTCAGATAGTAGCCGTCACAAAAGTAGGTCGAAGGTTACACAAATTCAAAGACAGTTTGTTGTTCGCTGATGGCCAAATGCTTTACAGCAAAGTCGGCAGCAATGACATGAAACCTGTAGAAGACTTGCTCGACTGCACGTACTCAAACGACATCATGTTCACGCCAAACAATCAAAAGGTTGGTCGTGTCAATTTGATACGGAAGACTGTCAACAGCGTCGATTACGACATCTTTTCATATGTTCAGACTGTACCAACAGGATCATCTGCCACTAGCAAGTATCAGGTTATGATGGCGGTCAAGGAGGTTGCGAGCGGCGCATTCTTTCGACAGCCAACTGTCATTCACGAAGTTACAAGACAAAGCGGTTCCTCTACCTTCTACCAAGAGATATCATCAATGCCCTCTGTGCATATGGTGGAGGACAGCAACAGTAATGTTTACATCGTATTCTCTGACACGAATGTTTCCGGTTCTAATATCGCGATTAAGTTTACCAGGTTTAGTTTTAGCGGAAGTATACCTGCAATCACGTCACCGTCGTTCTTTACACTAAAAGACAATGGCGGCACGAATCTGTCTATTCATGCAAGGGCACCGAGCATCGCTGTAGAGGTAAACTCCGACAACACTGCTATGTATGTCGCGTATTATAAATCGAGCTCAAATACGATTACAGGCAATTGCACGATCTCTCGATATGCGTTTTCAGGTTTTACAGGAACACTGACATCTACCGTAGACTCTGCCGCCTCATCAACAGGCAGTGGTGCAACGGAGATCGATACAAACTGCGAGGGTTATGGTTCTGGGTTGTTCCCTGCCGTAGCGTTGCGCTTTGATCCAGCAGATACCGACTCTGGTTTCCCTCTGATGGTTGCATTTAACCAAGCAACCCCTGGCGGCAAGGGCTCAGCAGAGCAAAAAGTTTTCTTTCGATTCTTTAAAGAGGATGGCACGACGACAAAAGGCGAGATCACAAACGCCAACTTCGCAGAAAAGTACCTAGTAAACGCAACTCAAAGTTACGTTAGCAGTTCTCAGGCGCATGTCTTTTTTACGTTAGCAGACAACGGCACAGATGGCACACCAGCAGAACAAGGCGGTGGCTCTGCCTTTTATAAGGATAGCACAAATAGTTACGGTGGTGTAAAGACCGTCGCAGTCGCGGGAACTATTGCAGCGACAGCAAAAGAAGGGTTCATAACTGTTCGCCCTCTTTTGACAATAAGCGCAACAAACACTCCTGAGTTCGGTTCAGCCAGTCTGTTATACGTAAAGCACCCAGGAAATGGTTCAGGTGGTTCAGGAACAGAAGCAATTACCGTGTCAGTTGTTGAGCCAGGTGCTGGTTTTACGGCTGGCACATCAGAAACAGATTTCAAAACACAAATTGATGCTTTTTTTGGCATTACTCTTGGCGGTTCAAACACCGTCACAATTACAATTGACGAAGACAACGACAATCTTCGATGCAAAAACCATGAGGTTGTTTTTCTTATTTCGGATCGATCAACAACGACAAGCAGCTATGAGTCGATAAGTAAAAATGCATCACTCATCTCTGATAGTTTTAGAGAATTTATAAGCACCGATACGGTATCAGAGGCCACAGGGTTTGGAACAAAGACGTACGTTAACATCTCTAGAACCAATGGCAACGATGGCAACTTTAACTCGTGTAATTATCTTATTGATACATCGGGCAAATTGATTGCATCAGGGGTGCCTGGTCAGTCGTCACTCAATTACACATCTGATTACAGAAGCATCTACCAGAATCACTTTCGTCTCTTCGACGGTGTGGCTAGGGTTTCTGCTCCTGGAAAAACCACCAAGACCGCAGCTCGGTATATCTTTGGCAGCAACATGCTTACTGCCTCCGGGAATACCTATACCGACGCAGAGAACAACAGCGCCCTAGATACGGTGGACACAGACCAATTCTACGCCCTGTCTCGCGTGGAACTCGTTCTCGATACAGATCGCTCTCTACCTGCCGTGGACGTCGGCAATCAGTTGTTGATTGGCGGGGGATCTCTGTTTTCGTTTGATGGAGAAACGCTGGTAGAGAATGGTTTCTATGAGTTCCCGTCGATCCGTAGCCTTGTGGCTATCCCAACGAACTCTGC